AGAACTCCAAATCGTCATCTAGGAAGAACACCCAGTCGCGCGCTTCGTCCAGCGCTTTCTGGGCGATCACGTTCCGTGCGTAGGCCACGGAGTTGTTCGGCTGGACTTCCAGACGCCACTCCCCAAGAGCGCCGGGCCGTTCCAGCCGATCCAGACACTGCCAGAACGGGGTCCACCGCCCTTGTTCGCGACAGGGAACCCCGATTAACCCTCTGGACATCACGCCAGCGTCACGTTTTCGACCGAGACCACATTCCAGACGCCGTTGACGCCTTCGAGCCCCAGCGAGGCCCCGATGCCGGTGCCAAACGTCGCCGTGGACTTCAGCGTGGTCGAGGTGCCATCCGCCAACAGCGTGACCGCCGTGACCGTATGCGCGGCGGCAGTCGCCGACGTGATCAGCACGTACGGATTCGTGTCGTAGGCCGGCGCCGCCAGCGTCATCGCCGCCGCCGTGGCCTTGTCGATGATGACCGTCTGGTCGCTCAGCGGCACGGTGATGGCGCCACTCACGCTGTAGCTGTAGATCGGGGCGCCCGCCACGCCAGACGAGATGTTGAAGTCCCCCTGGACGCCGTAGGCGACAATCGCCAGCGTATTGTGGGCGAGGGCCGGCGTCCCGTTCACGCCTCGGACGACGAGCAGCGTCGGCGTGTTCGTGATGTCGGTGACGAGCATGTATTCCCCGTCCACCCGGAGCCACATCTTCTTGGCGATGCCGGTGGCCGAGGTCAGCGTGAGCTGGGTCGCGCCCTGCGTGATGGCGCCATTTAACGTCGTTTTTGAAAGAGCCATTTCGCTTAGCCTCCCACCCGGCAGCCGAGTTCCTGCCGCAGCACCGCGGTCCCGTAGAGGACATCGAGGCGCTGAATCCACTGATCCGTCAGCGCGACGTAATCACGGATGACGCGAATCGACTTCCCGGACTTCTTCGACGCCGCCCGGTACGCCTTGTCGGTCCCACCCGGCAGCGGGAGATCCACCATCGCGATGGTCCCAAAGTCCTTGTGGACCACCAGATTCTGCGGGCTCGTCAGCGCCGAGATGTTGGCGAAGTTCGCGGCCGGCGTATCGTAGACGTAGATCGCGGTGCCAGAGGCCGGCAGGTTGGTGACGTTCTGCAAGTTGCCCGAGCTATAGATCGCCGGGGCAATCGGGATCGTCATCGCGCCGCCCGAATCCGTCGTGGTCACCGTGACCACAAACTGCATCGGCTGGCCCGTGGTCTGGAAGGACTGGGGGTTGATGCCGTTGACTGGCGTGGAGGTCGAGATGAAGCTGATCACGTCACCCGCGTTGAGCGTGGTGCTCGTCCAGGACTGGGTGACAATCGTGCTGGCCCCGTTCGCCGGGACGCCGTTGGTGGTCGGGGTGCCCCCGAGCGTGCCGACGGTCTGCACATAGATGTTCTGGTCCATGTACCAGCGCATCCCGAGCGTGCTCGATTTCGTCATCGAGCCGCTGTCGTACTGGCTCGCGATTTCCTTCCCGTTGTGGAACAGCCCCTTCAGGTTGTCCATCAGGGTGAAGTCCGCAATCGGATTCAGGAAGGCGCAGCGCCCGTCATCATCCGGGGCCGCCATGTTGTCGAGCTTCACCTTCGCGAGGCCGTAGGTGGTCAACGAACTTGGCGTGGTGTTCGGGACCCCCACGAAGTTGTTGAGGCCCTGGGCGAGGTTGCAGCAGTCCTGATCGATCAGGTTGCTCAGCCGGACGATCTGCGGCTTGAGAACGCGGTTGCGGTAATTGTCGATCTCGAGGGTGAGCTGCTGGGAACTGACCTGGGTGTCCACGCCGCGCTGATACGAGAGCGTCAGCGGCACGAAGGTTTCCGTGATGGCTTCGATCTGCGCCGCCTGACCGAGACGGCCGATGTAGCGCGGGGGCTTGCGGATGCTCAGGGTCTGCCCCAGCACCGCCCCGCCGAACTCGAATTGATCCGAGTATTCGGAGTTGAGGTTGATCAGCGCGGCATCGGTGTTTTCGAGGACGTCCAGCGCCTCGAAGGTCACGATGTCGTTCGTGAGAAAAGTACTGGCTGGCATGAGGCACCACGACCATCAGTGCGTCGTGCCCCCTACCGGCTGATGAGGGACACGGACTGTCGTCGGGTGCCTCACGGATCTGCGAGGCCGGTCGGGCGCAGATCGTGAGACGGAAACGCGAACAGACTATACCACAGCTTTTAGTACCGCGGCTTCACACCACGTTCCGCCGCGCGTTTGTTCCGATACTCGTCAAAGTTCCCCTTCTTCGCCGCCTCACTGCTCGGCGTGGAGGTCGTCGGCGTCGAGGCCCCCACACTCGGATGCGGGGGCGGTGGCGGGGTCCACGTGGACTTGGGCTGCTCCTTCGGCACCAGCCCCGCGATGATCGCCCCGAACGTAAACGCATCGCTGTCGCGCACCCGCTGCGCCAACGCGGGATCTTTCATGATCGCGTACTGGATGTGCTCCGACTGCGGGTGCGTGAAAATGAACGCGACCCGATCCAGCGCCTCGTCCTTGGTGTTGGCGAGCGGAAACTTCCCCGCAGGACCGTCCAAGAGCGCGTCGAAGTCGGGATATGCCTTGCGCCCGCGATCCTGTGATGTCGTCCACGCCTGCTCCATCACCGCGTGTTCGCGTTCGCGCGCCAACACCTCACGAATCTGCTGCTCGATGCTCTGCGGCGCGGCGGCCTGTTCCTGTTCGTAGACCCACTTCGAGAGATCCCGCGCAAACTCGGCGTAGGTCTTGTACTTTGTCCCGATCTCGTCTTCCGTGGGCTCTGGACGGGTATACGTTGGTTCTTTCTTCTCGGGTTCTTTCGGCGGCTCCGGTGTGCGAGCTGCGGCTTCCAGCCGCTGGCGCAGTTCATCGCGTTCACGGGCGAGCGTTTCGCGCTCGGCTTTCGCGGCTTCGGCGGCGGCTTTGGCTTCGTCGCGCTCTTTCGTGAGATCGCTGAACCGTTGCCGGCCACGTGAGACGGGCTGCGCGGGCTCTGCGGGCGGTTCCGTCGTTGCCGGTGGTGTGACGGCTTCGGGCTCTTTCTTCTCGGGCGGCGCGTGCCGCTCCATCGTCTCGGCGAGTTGTTCGACATCCGCCCCCATGCCGGAGAGGGTGCGGCCTTTCTCGTCCGTGTGGGTGACGAGGGTTTCTGGTGTGACTGGATCGGCCATAGTGGTGCTACTTCTTGAATTGTGCGAGCGCCGGCATCAGCGTGCGCACGTAGAAGTCTTGACTGCTGAGATCGGCGTCGTGCGGCACGATGGCCGTCACCGCCCGCGCTGTTTTCCCTGAGATACGGACCAGCGCGAAGACACACTCGTCATCCTTGACGCCTTCAGCGGGAATCTCCACGCTGAAGTTGTGGCCGCGCTTGCTCCACGTGAGATCGCTCACCCAAGCCGTTGGACGTAGGCCCAGTTCCATTGCGCTATTTCTTTCTCGCCGGCTGTTTCAGGCTACCCGCCATGTCGGCCGCGTGCTTCCGCTCCATCGCTTTGCCCTTCTCGGTGATCTTCGATCCGTGCATGACGCCCATTGCGTTCATGACCTTGTACGGGATTGCAGAGTGCGCGCCGTACTCAGCCTTGAGTTTGGATTCGAGGAATTTCGGCACTATTCCCCCTTCGGCTTCGCGGCGGCTTTCGCGGCATCCGCCTTTAACTTCGCCGCCGTGGCGTCGGCATCCGCTTTCAGCTTCTCCGCTTGCGTCTGCGCCGCATGCTGGTGATCCGCCGCTTTCATGTCTGCCGTGTGCGCCTGATCCGCGGCTTGGGCATCGGCTTCTGCCCCATGCCCGACCGCGGTAATCGCGGCTTCATGGGCATGATCGCGGGCCTGCATCTCAAGATCCGCCGCAATCTTGAGCCCAGTAGATAGCCGTTCTTCAGCCGCTTCCGCCGCGGTGTCTGCGGCCTGTTTCGCCGCGCCAATCCGGGCGACTTCGATGCGCGTGGCGTTATCCATGCGCGCCTTTTCCAGCTCGGTGTCGCGCCGCAACTGTTCGACTTGTAACGCGGCTTGCTGCTTGGCCTGTTCTTCGACTTGCTTCGATTCCAGCGCCTGCTGCAACTGTTGGAGTTGCCCCGTGAGTTGCTGAATCTGCTGCTGCTCGGGTCCATTCTGATCGCCCGGCTTCTGGGGCCTGAGGTTCGGCGGCAACACACTCTCCAACCGCTCCGCAATCCCTTGCGCCCCTGGAAACGACAACTGCTTGACGTAATCCGGCATGATGACGGCCGCCATCTCCGGCGG